TATTCTATCTGGCTTTATAAAGGCGGTGGATCATGCCACCATAAATGGTTAAGACAAACATTTAAAGGTAAGACACAAGGTAATCTAGCTAATGTAGATCCTAATATTTCAACTAATAAAGCTGAAAGAGAAGGATATAGAGTTAGAAATCCAAAAGAAGTATCTATGATGCCTAAGGATATGCCGAATGAGGGATTTTTACCAACTAATAAAAGATTTCAATAATGGCTAAAGCTTTATTTATAAGTACAAAAGATATAAAAAGATATTCCATAATGAATGGCAATATCGATAACGATAAATTTATCCAATATATTGAAATAGCACAGGAAATTCATATACAGAATTATTTAGGTACTAGGTTATATGAGAAACTTGAAGACATAATAATAAATGGAACTGTTAGCGATCCTGCTAATGCTGATTATAAAGAATTATTAGAGACTTATGTAAAACCAATGACAATACATTGGGCTCAAGTAGAATATCTACCGTATGCAGCTTATACGATCTCAAACGCAGGGGTATACAAGCATACATCAGAAACATCACAAAGTGTTGATAAAGAAGAGGTGGATTATTTAGTAGAGCAGGAAAGAAACGTTGCTCAGCATTATACTAGAAGATTTATAGATTTTATGAATTTTAATCAATCAAAATATCCGGAATACTATTCTAATTCTAATGATGATGTATATCCTGATACTGAGTCAAATTTTACTGGATGGGTAATCTAAAAAAAAGATATAAAGTAAAACAGGAAAACATAAGTAAATTAAAATTGTTTTTAAAACAAATTAAAAAAGATGGCAAACAGCATATTTTGGGGAATAATCTACGAAAGTAGCTGGTGGGGAGTTACCAAAGATGAAAACAACATTCATTGGGGTTCTAATTATCCTTACAACGTAGACGGAAACTTTATTAGAGCAAGTTCTACTTTAGAATCCGCAGACGAAACATTTATAACCGCAGACCAAACAATTTATTAATAATAAAAAAACAAAATGGCACAACAAACAATTAATATCGGAACGGTTGCTAATGATGGTACAGGAGACCCATTAAGAACCGCCTTTGACAAAGCAAACGACAACTTCACCGAATTATACGGTATGGGTGGAGACATTTCAGCGGTAAACGCAGGAGATGGATTAACAGGTGGTGGAACTTCAGGAGATGTAACACTTTCAGTTGCAGATGACGGAATAGATTATGATATGCTATCGCCTGAATTTAATGCACAAGTTTCTCAAAATGATATGGCTTATGGCTCAGAGGCTATTCACATAGGTACTGTAACAGGTGATACTGTTTTAAATATTATTGGTTGCAAACAAGGAAGTACTAAAACCGCAATTTTTACAGGAGGAAGTTCTCTTGCATTTGGAGGTACTCCAACATCAACTTATAATGTAATTGCAGGTGAATATGACCCAGCCGTAGATAATTTTATACAGGTATTTGCAACAGGAGTATTTCCTAATCAAGATTTTTATATAACAATTTCACAACCAGCATAATGAAAGCAATAGAAATAAACGGAGAAATTAAGTTATTCTCACACTACCCAAAGAATTTTAAGCACAATGGTCTTGTATGGGCTTTATTAAATGATAAGCAAGCTGCTAAAATTGGATTTAAAGATGTAGTAACGCCTAATTACAATGCAACTATTGAAGAATTATCTCCTATCAAATTGGATGGGGATGTTTATACTTACGATGTAATTGAAAAACCAATTAAAGAAACTCTTGCTGAATTAAAGGCAAATAAAATTGATTCGCTTAAAGCAACTGTTGGTGGTAGATTATCAACAACGGATTGGTATATTGTAAGAAACGTAGATACAGGGGATGAAATACCGCAACCCATTAAAGATGAAAGAGCAGTGTTAAGAGAAAAATGTAATAATATAGAAGCTGAAATAAACGCATTAACTACCAAAAAATCTGTAGTATTGTTTGAGATTAACCTTTAAAAAACAAGACTATGTTTAATAGTAAGTTAATAGGAACTAATGCAGGAGGTGGAGCTTCCTATCCGTATGATATGAATATTTTTATCGCTGCAGGTGGCGGTGGAGGTGGATATAGCGGCGGTGGCGGCGGTGGAGCCGGAGGGGCTATAGAAGCTACACATAGCACAGAGAGTGGTATAGTATATACAATAACAATAGGAAGTGGTGGAGCAGGCAGAACAGGCTTTAATCAAGGAAATGGAGAAAATGGAGGTAATTCAACCATTTCAGGGACAGGTTCGGGATATGGTGTCACCGTAACAGGCGGTGGTGGTGGTGGAGACCCTACTGAGGTAGCAGGAAGCAACGGAGGTTCAGGAGGTGGCGGTGGTGCCAACTACAGTTACAACGGCTATCCTGCAGGAGGAACAGGAATTGCAGGACAAGGTAACAATGGAGCAGCAGGTGGTGGTGGTTCTTACTACTCTGCAGGAGGAGGAGGCGGAAAAACTACCGCAGGAAGTACAGCAGGGCCTTATGGAGGTTTAGGAGGTTCGGGTATAGTTTTATCTTGGGATAATACAAGTAACGAATACTCCAAAGGAGGTAGAGGTGGAGATTCTTTTAATAATTATGGAGCACCTACCGCAAATGGAGATGGTGGTGCAGGAGGAAAATACAGTAATGGCAACGGTCAAAATGGAGCGGATGGAATATGTATTTTAAGAATACCAACAAATTTATATACAGGAACAACAACAGGAAGTCCTACAGTTACGACTTATTCTGATGCAGATGGAGATTGGACTGTATTATTCTATACGGCTTCAGGAAGTTATACAACTTAAACTATTACACTTAAAGATAAAAAAATATGTTTGATAGCAAAATGATAGGCACTAATAGTGCAGGCGCTCCACAACCACCAGGAACAGGTGCTTTATTATATACAAGTGGTGCATCTGACGGAACAGGCGGTTTATGGATAAGTGTAGACGATGGGGTTTCTTGGTCTCAAAATGCTTTTACGGGAATAGATGCTACAGATAACACTAAGTGGAATACTTGGGTAAAATGGTTTGGTAGCTATTTTGTTATGAGAGAAAATGGCACAAGAAATTTCTATTCCTCTCCTGATGGATACAATTGGTCTTACGCTTTTACTATTACACCGCCCTATCTTGGTGCACCAGGTGTAGATATTAATGCTACGGTATTTCCTCAAATGATTGTAGATAGTTATAATGGTAACGGATATATTATTGCAACATTTAATAATCAATATTATGTAAACCGTTGCTTTATGCACTTTTATAAAACAACAGATGGAGGCGCTACTTTTTCTTTAGCTTTTAGCAATAACAGAAATGCTTCAAGTAATCAATTAGTGAGTATGTCTGTCTATAATGATTATTTTATGGGGAACTGGGGTGGAGGTTCTTTGTATAGTAATGATGGTGGCGCAAACTGGTCAGCTCCCTATGACAGTAGTATAAGAACAACCAACGTAATTGTTTATGCTCAAAATGGTACTTTTTCAACCATAGGTCCAAGATTTGAAACAGGATATCAAACATCAAGTACTATTCCTTTAGTTTCTCAAACAAGTTGGACAAGAGTTGGGGGTATAATGACTTCAATGACTTCGCAAAACCTTCCCACAGGAGATGGGATTTCAAAAGTAGCAACTACAGGAAATAATCTTGCATTTATGTATAGTACCAACGATGGTCAGAGTTATTCTCTTATGCAGTATCTAAGTAAAAATCAAAATGTAGGATATCACAATGGATATTTTATTTATCATAATAACGGAAACCTATATAAAACAAATGATTTTTCTACTGAAATTCTATTAACTGCTGACCCATCTACAAGCAGAGCTTTATTTAGTTCAATGAGCGATGTAGTTTAAATAAATGATTATGACACTTGACAACAAAATATCATTCATTAGTGGCTTTGTATTTACTGCCCTATCAACTGTAACAATTATGGGAGTAGCACAAGCCGCAGTAGTTGGTCTTGTCGGTGGTTTCTTTGGTCTATTAGGAAAAGAATTATTCTATTACTTGAAGCGAAAGATTAATGGGAGAAAATCTGCCTAAATTAAATGACGATGCAGGAATATCTATAAACATAAAATGGCTTATACAGATAGTCCTACTTGTTGGTAGTGCAGTATTACTGTACACGCATTTAGAAGGTAGAATAACAGATACAGAGAACGAGATACAAGGATTAAGATACAATCAAAACAATTATGTATTCCCTGACATTAGAGTACTTGAAGGAGAAATATTAGAGGTCAAGTTAGAAAGGGAAAGAGTTAGGAAGGATTTAAAAAGGATTAACGAAATCATACAAAAATGAGAAAGTATATAGACTTAATAATATTCAAATACATAGAATTGAAACTATGGTTACACGCTAAAAAAAATGGTTCTACTTGGAATAAGTTCCAGTTTGGTTTATTTTGGATGCTTATGATGATTTTAACAAGTATGCTAATTGGTAAGATACTATGAAATATTTTAAACTTTCTGAGTTTGATAGTCCTGATATGGTGGGAAGTGGTGAAGCTATGGATCTGGGGTTTCTAGAAAAATTAGATAAAGCTAGATCTTTAGCTGGTATACCATTTAAAATCACATCAGGTTATAGATCAGAGGAACATAATAAAAAAGTAGGTGGCGTAGAAAACTCATCGCATACAAAAGGATACGCTGCTGATATAGCTTGTAATGGAAGCGCTAGACGACATATTATAATAACATCTTTATTATCCGCTGGCTTTAATAGAATAGGCGTAGCAGACACGTTTATACACGTCGATAATGACCCGAATAAGACTGCTAATTTAATCTGGACTTATTAATGAAAGATAAAAAACCATTTAAAGATACCAAACTAGGTAGATTTTTATTAGGCAGCAAATCATCTGTTGGTGATGCAATAGCTGATATATTGCCAGATAGTGGTTTATTAGGCATAGTTAAGAAATTGATCGACACGGATCCAGATCTAACACAAGAGGAAAAGGATCAAGCGCATAAACATCTAGTTGAATTATATGAATTAGAAGTAATGGATCGTGACTCTGCTAGAGAACGTGAAGTTAAACTAAGGAAATATGGTTTGGATTGGATGTTTAATGCAACTGGTATTGTTGGATTGGCAGCTTTTGCTTTTTTAGTCTACACAGTAGTCACAACAGAAGTACCAGAAACTAATAAAGAAATATTTATACATCTATTGGGAATTGTGGAAGGTGTAGCTTTAAGTATTTTTGGATATTATTTTGGTAGTGCTAAAAAGGATAATAAATCTTAATTTTTTTTATATATATTTTTAATCTATTTTTTTATATATGTTTTTAAAAGAAACAAAAGAAATAGAAACAAATTTTAAAAAAGAAAAGAAAAGAAAGAAAAAGCCTAGTAGAAAAAGAAATTTTCAAATTAGCTGATCCAATGATCGTCCAATTTTATTAGGTTATCAAAGTCTTGCAACATCTTGCGTTTAGGTTTACAAATTTATAGTTTTCTTTTTATCGTTTAAAAAAACTTATTAACTTGTTTGTTAATATCCTTATCTTAGATTTACAATAGAATTAAACAGCATGACAATAAAAGAACAAGCATTAAAGATAGCACAGGATTTTAATATATCGATCAGAGAACGTGTAGATATGTTATTAGAAATGGATGCTAATATGTATACGAACCTTGGATCTGATTCTAATAAAACAGAAAAGGATGAGGTAAAAAAAAACAGCAAGGCTATATATAGAATGATTAAAGGTATAGACGAGCAATCAGGCAATTTGCTATTAAATCATTTAGATGCCTAAGAAACCATCAAGAAAACTTTTAGTTAAAAAACTGGATTCTATATTCAGTGAATACATTCGTAGGCGTTATGCTAGAAATGAAATAGCTACTTGTGTTACTTGCGGTAAAAAAGATCATTGGAAAAAATTACAAGCCGGACATTTTATGAGCCGTAAGCATTACGCTACACGTTGGGATGAAGATAACGTAGAAGTCCAATGCTCTGCTTGTAATGTATTTAGATATGGTGAGCAATATTTATTTGCTAAATATCTAGGAGAGGAAAAAGCCGATAAGTTATTAGCTAAAAGCCGTGAGACTGTAAAATTCAGCGATCCTGAGCTTCAGGATATGATAGATATATATAAAAATAAAGTTTCTTTTCTTTAGTTAATTTTTCTGATTCTTTTAATTCTGTTTGTTTGAAAAGGGGGTTAGCTTTATAGTTAGCCTCTTTTTTTGTGAAACGTTAAAGTTTTAAAAACAGCGTTGTTGATTTATATGGTTTTGTAAATTTACCTCATCAAACAAATACTAATTAAAATTTCTACAAATGGACACAAAAGATTTATCAGATTACCTAGACAAAAAAACAATGGAGATCTTAAAAGAAATGCTAATCTATGAACCAGTTAACGGCGAATTAGAATTTATATTCGAAAGAGCTAGGATTGGATTAGAGTTAGTACATGAAGCATCAAGACTACTTAAAAAACAATCATGAAAAAAAAATTAGCAGAACCTTGGTGGGATGTATATAGGCATCCCATTACGGGTTTCGTTGGAAACCAAAGAGTTCACAAAGAGCAAGCTGTTTACGAGACAATTAAATATTCAAATTCATATCCAATATTGGATGAAACTAAAATTAGAAACTAATGCCAAACGATTTATTAAGTTACAAAGAAGCAAGGATAGAAGCTTTACACGCTGAGAACCAGAAGTTAAATTTGCAAATAGAAAAGCTCGCTACTTATATATATGAGCTATGCGATAAAGATTGTCCTGATGATTATAAAATGATAGTTAAAAAGGATGTATTCGAGGGATAGCTACATAAAACTATTTATGGAGTTGGATAATATGCTTACAGCTGGTCTAGCTAAGAATCCTGAAAACAAAAATCTGCAAAGGATTATGGAACTTCATAATAAAATGTTTATATTTACGAACCAGTTATTTAATAAAGAGGATATGGTTCTATTAGAAAACAGGGAACTATATAAGAAACTACACAAAACACAAATAGAATTAGAAACTTTAAAATTAAATCATGAACGAAAAATTAGCAAAAATTCAACACGAATTGAAAGCCCCGAAAAACCAATACAATAGTTTTGGGAAGTACAAGTTTAGAAACCAGGAGGATATCTTAGAAGCAGTAAAACCATTACTATTCAAGCACGGTTTACATTTAACAATATCCGATCAGATACATCAAGTTGGTGATGTTATTTATGTAGAAGCAAAAGCTGTTATTTCTGATGGTGAAAATTCAATATCCACTACAGCACAAGCTGGTATAGAGCCTAATAGAAAAGGTATGGATATAGCTCAGAGTTTTGGTAGCAGTTCCTCTTATGCACGCAAATACGCCTTAAATGGATTATTTTTGATAGATGATACCAAAGATGCTGATACAACTAATAAGCACGGTCAAGCTGTTGTAGCTGAAAAACCATGGTTAAATAAATCTACACCGCAATATAAAAAGGTAGAAGAGTTTATTAAAGGTGGTGGCGATATAGCTCAAGTGTTATCTAAATACAGAATGAAAGCTGAAATTAAAACAGAATTAGAATCTTTAATTTAAAACCCAATATATTATGAGTGCATTGATTAATTTATCAATAGACGTGGCAAGTTTGCCAAAAGAGAAGTTTGTAACAGCTAAGAACGGTAAAGTTTATTACAATTTTACTGTAGCTATTAACGATGAAACCAGATATGGTAATAATGTATCTGCATTTGATTCACAAACAAAAGAGGAAAGAGAAGCTAAGAAAGCTAAATCTTATTTAGGAAATGGTAAAGTAGTATGGACAGATGGTAATATTGTTCTGGCTGAAAAAGAAGGTCAGCAATCAGAAGCACCAATTGTTCAGAAAGAAGCAGAAGTAGATTTACCATTTTAAAAACACGGGGGTTTAAAAGCCCCCTTTTATTTTATGACAGACGAAGAGAAAGAAATTAAAAGAATGCACATGGAGCTCCTTGAACAGGATTGCTACATAGATGCAGCAAAAGACTTGGAATACCCACCTTTAGCTTTGTCGTTTGGTGAACAAGAAGTAAAGACTAAAAAAGGAATGAAAATATATCCGGTACCTATTGGGACATACGGAAACTTTTCTTTTGTGCAAGCTCCACCAAAAAGTAAAAAAACTTTTTTTATATCATTAATAAGCGCTGTATATCTGAAAGGTAGTTTAGATGGCATTGGTGGTAATTTAAAAGGACATAGAGATAATAAATGTTTAATTCATTTTGATACCGAGCAGGGTAAGTTCCATGCTCAAAAAGTATTTAAAAGGGTGTTAGACATGACTAATCTGGATAAAGAATGTTATCATACATTTGGATTAAGAGCGCTTAGCTACAAGGATCGTATTGACTTTATTGAGTATTATCTTTATGATAAGATGGATGGAGAAAATATTGGTGTAGTTGTTATAGACGGTATGGCTGATTTGGTATCTGATGTAAACAACATAGAAGAGTCCAATTTAGCTACACAAAAAATAATGGAATGGTCAGCTAGATTAAACTGCCATATTATTACAGTAATACATAGTAATTTTGGAAGCGATAAACCAACCGGTCACTTAGGATCCTTTCTAGAGAAAAAAGCTGAAACACAGATACAGCTAGAATTAAACACGGTAAATAAAGATCTAGTCACTGTAAGCTGTAAAAGAAGCAGAGGTTTTTCTTTTGAGACATTTAGCTTTAAAATAAATCCACTTGGCTATCCAGTTGTAGAAGGTGCAGCATACGATCCACTAAAGGATTTTAATAAATTTTGATTATATTTAATTAACAACTTATGAACTATTTATTCGGATTATTTGTTATATTTTTGTTAGTAACACCTATTATTACATTAAACAACCCAACTTTTATTATTTCAATAGTTAAGGGGTTTATGTTTGGAGGTTTATATAACAAGGATTACTTTGAAGATGAAAACTTAAGTGTATATACTGTGCAATTTTGTTTTGTCTTTATAACTATAACAATGGTATGGGAAAAAACCCACGAATAAAGGACACTGAATTTTTAAAAGAAGTAGTTAAATATCATGATGAATGGGTTAAAACATGCATAGCTTTAGGAGGTGGGGATTACTCAGAGGATATAGTTCAGGAGATGTATTTAAAACTCCACAAGTATGCTTCAGCTGAAAAAATTATAAAAGATGGGGTTTTACAAAAGGGATATGTATTTTTTACTTTAAGGAGTATTTTATACGCTTTAAAAAACGAACAAAGTTTAATTTATAAAGAAGAGATAAGTCACAACATAAAAGCAGAAGATCCTGATTACTCAGAGGAAATAGCTTATCAAAAATTTTGTGATTTAATAGATCAATATCTAAAAGACAAAGAAAGTCAATCTGATTGGTATAGCGCTAAGATTTTCCAGATATACAAGGAGACTAACTTGTCTATGAGAAAAATGGCTAAGCTTTCTAATATTAGTTGGGTTAGTATATTTCATACTTTAAAAAATGTTAAACAGGATCTCAGAGATCACTTTCAGGAAGATTGGGAAGATCTAATAAATGGCGATTACGACAGATTATGAAACTAGGAGACTTAATAGAAAGGATTACTTATTACACCGGGATTAAATTTATAGTTAAATATTTTTCTAAACTATATGGAGTTGATTGCGGTTGCGATGGTAGACAACAGGATTGGAATAAAATAAAAATAACAAGAAAAGGATTTAAAAAAAATGGATGATAGAGATAAAAGATACTGGCAGGAGTTTAACTCCAAGTCAAGTAATAAATTAACTACAGATGAAGTTAAGATGATTAGTGTTTTGCACGCTAAGTATTTTCATCATAAGTTTCATATACCATGTAGCTGTAATCCTAAAAACATAATTAGGTGGATTGATGATCTAAATAAATTTTTTGGTGATGAATAATACGCAATTGAATTATCTAAAGACTGTTCTATTAAGTCAATTACTTTTAGAGTCAAACGATCAGCTGAAGTTTACAAAGCAATATAAGCTAAATATAAAGAACCAAATCAACAAGCTAAATGTAATGTTAGAGGATGTTGTTAGGGATGAGTATAACATCATATATGACACCGATCCTGAAATGGTTACTAATATATTAAACAAAATAGAAAGCTTGTTAGACAAAATAAAAACAAGCTCTATAGATGAATTAGTAATGATCGATTCGATAATAGATAAATACACAGAAAATAAAGAATGGTTTAAAGAGCATGCTAATGCTGAATTTTTAAAAATAGAATAAAATGAACAGAGAAAAAGAATGGCAATGGACTATAGACGAATATCAAAAACATATAGAGGAAGATGAACCTAAAAAGAAAAAAGGGATGGGAGGAAATGCTATCCATTACGAAAACAACAAAGGGTATGACGTTATCGATTTTGTGCAGGATTATAAATTAAATTTCAATCGTGGTAATGTAGTTAAGTATATTGCTAGAGCTGGTAAGAAGGATGATGAGTTACAAGATCTTTATAAAGCGAAGGATTATATAGAAAGGGAAATCCAATACGTAAGGGACTTACAAAAGAAAGCAACAGATAAATTTTTAAATCAGTAGAGATGCCATTACCAAAACCAAAAGGATCCGAGGATCAAAAAGAATTTATGAAAAGATGTATGGTCGATGAGATTATGAAAAAAGAGTATAAAAATGAACAGCAACGTTTGGCAGTTTGTTACACACAATGGAGGGATAAATAATTTCTCCATTTTTTTTGTGCAAAATTCGTTTATTGTTTAAAAAATGTTTATATTTGAAAAAACAAACAATTATGGATAGACAACAAGCAATCGCTATTATTAAAAACGAAATCTACTTAGCTAAGTTAGGTGAGAGGATTTTAACTACGAAACAATTAGAAAAAGTGTTAAACTATTTAGAAAATTTATAATGGAAGAGTACGGAATTAAATACCACGAATTAGAGTTTATTGTTATTGCTCATTACGAAAAGGAAGATATATCGGGATATGAATTCAGAGGTGATCCTGAGTCTATAGAAATATATGAGATACTTCTAGATGACAAAGATATTACTGATATAGTTAGTGACTATGTTGTAAAAGAACTGGAAGATAGAATAATAGAGGAATATTATAGATAATGGTATTGCTATTTGATGCTGACAGTTTAGTTTGGTCTAGTTGTTACAGAAAAAAAGAAAATCCGGATGATCCAATGTTTTATGATAACATGGATGATATTATTGCAAAGTTCGATGAAGTGTTTATGAAGATTATAAATGACTTAGAAGAGCTTTATGATATAGAGGAAGTAAAAGTATTTAGTGGATCAATAGGCAACTTTAGAAAGCTTATAACACCAGTTTACAAAGCTAACAGGAAACCAATGGATAAACCACCATTGCTAAATGAAATGCACCAGTGGGTAAAAGATAACTACGATTCCATCTGGGGTTACGGTGTAGAAACAGATGATATGGTTGCTCGGTACTGGTATGAATTATCTAATTCCATAGGTAGGGATAATGTTATGATTATCAGCATTGATAAAGACTATAAGCAATTTCCTTGTTTAATGTATAACTACCATATAAAACACCAATGCGTTTACGATATATCAGAAGAGGAAGCTTTGTATAACTTTTACGAACAAATGATAATAGGTGATACAGCTGACAACGTAAACTATTGTAAGGGATATGGAAAGAAGTTCGCTGAGAAATATCTAAAGGATTGCAAATCGCATTATAGCTATACAAAAAAGATATACGAATTATTCAATAAGCTATATAAAAGTAAGGGTAAACAGAAATACATAGAATGTTATAATCTACTAAAACTAAGAACGCAATGAATATATTAGATGAAGCAAATAAAATTGTAAACGAAAGATCAGAAGAGAAAGAAAGAATGTATGGTCCGTTTAGTGAATGTAATAGGAGAGCAGCTGAAATAGCTTCTGTTATGTCTAATAAAAAAATAACTGTTACGGATATGTATAATATGCAAATAGCGCTTAAATTAGCGAGAAACAGTTGGAGCTATAAAGAAGATAACTTATTAGATGCTGCTGCATATATTGGAGCTCTAAATAATTACAAACAGAATATCAAAGTTGAACCAAATGACATAACGGAAAAAGAAGATTAAAAATGAAACAAACAATTTTAAAACTTTACAGCGATCTTTATTACAACCACCATGAAAGCGGTAATACGCAATGGCAATCTATAGATATAGATAAAAGAAATCCCATTGTTGAGGTGCTAGACACATTCGTTAAATTCAAATACGATCCGGATCTTATAGGTAATCTTAATCCAGATTTACCGTGGGCAGAAGATCATTTCTTAGAAAGAATTAACGGGGAGCCTATA